CACATTGCAGGAAATTGCGGATGAGATGAATCGCAGAGGATTAAAAACCCACAGGGGCGGTATCTTTAGAACTTCTACCATTCAAACCATACTTGCAAACCGTAAAACATATGAGGGTTATTATAAATACGGACAGAATGATTGGGTGAAAGGTCAGCATGAACCAATTTTGGGAGGTGATAATTAAATGCCAACCACTAATCATTACGATATTTTTAATTATTGGAAAAATAAAGTAATTCTTTCAGACGGTTCTATTGTTGAATCGGTTGAAGGTGGTATTGACACGATGAATGATCCTGCCCCTGTTGTATATGATTGGGGAGAGCCGTCTTGTTGGGCTTGTGATAGACCGGAGATGGTAAAATGAAAAAGGTGATGAATATAAGGTAAGGTGGTGTTGTTATGGGTTTATTTGTTGTGGGTGGAATTGGCTTCATAGTATGCGGCATAATTCTGTTAGCAAAGGTGATAAGGAAGAAACCGAAGAAGGTAACAGGTATTTTAACAGGGGTGTTCTTTATTGTAGCGTTAGCGACGATGATTTGGGCGATGAATACGCCGGCGGTTGAAACGGTAAAAGCAGATTATAATAAGATTATGGCTGGTGAAATGAATGGGCAAATTGTAGATTTGGTTGGCGATATTGAGGATATTAAAAGAGATGGTGAATTGTACTTTGTTACAATTCGTGCTTCGGATGGTGTATATGAAGCGTTTGCTTTGGATGAGACCAGCGGGAAATTTCCTAATGTGGGAGATAAGCGGGTGAAGATGTATGTTGTTCCGGGTCAAGCTGATAATGGACAATTGGTAATAACCATTCTTAGCTTTCGTCCGTAAAAGGAATTTAAAATATAATTCACAAATCTTATTTGAGCGCCCCTGAGCGCCTTTCCGTGGAAGGAGGGTGCTTATTTTTATGTTGACAAACCTGCAAACCATTCAAAAACTGCAAGAAATTGTGAAAAACAAGCCTTATGAATATCAGGCTGTGGAAGATTTGTTTGAAATGCTCAGGATTTATGAATCTGAGGATGAAAAACAGGCTCATTTATGGAATAAGGACGTGCGCAGGATAACTGCACAGCAGGTTAAGCTTGCTAAAAGCGATACTTTGGCCGAAAAATTCTATTATCTGAACAAAAAATCGCTGTTGTTCGATGCTCTGATTGATTTTGACGCATATTTGCAGTATATAGAATTCAACAGGGAGCCTCAGAAAAGGTTTTATCTTCCCCGCCGGAAGCAGATTTTGCCGATTGTCCAGGCAATGCAGAAATTAGAAGATGATAAACTGGATTTACTGAGTATTTCGCAACCACCCGGGACGGGCAAGACAACTCTTGGTATGTTTTTCCTGTCATGGATCGTGGGCAAATATCCGATGGGTGCAAATATTGCATCCGGACATTCAGGAGCGTTGACAAGGAGCTTCTATGACAGGGTCAATATCCTTATCACCGACCCGGAATACCTGTGGACTGATGTGTTTCCGGGCGTAAAAAAAGCTTACACGAACTCGAAAGAGGAAATAATCGACCTGGAAAAGAAAAAGGAATTCGCAACTCTTACATGCCGTTCTATTGACGCGACGCTGACGGGAGCTACCCGGTGCGACAAATACTTGTACTGTGACGACCTGGTGAGCGGCATCGAAGAGGCGTTGTCAAAGGACAGGCTGGACAATCTTTGGGAGAAGTATACAAATGACTTGAAATCTCGTAAGAAGATGGGCTGTAAAGAGATTCATATTGCAACCAGGTGGAGCGTCCATGATGTTATAGGCAGGCTCCAGGAGCAGTATAAGGATGATCCGCGGGCGAAGTTCTTATCATTCCCTGCCCTCAATGAAAATGAGGAAAGCAATTTTGATTATATGTATGGTGTGGGCTATGACACAAAGTATTTCCTTGATATGAGGGACAGCCTGGATGATGTATCATGGAAATGCCTGTATATGAACGAACCGATCGAGCGCGAGGGGTTGTTGTTCCCGGAAGATGAACTCACAACATTTAATGGCACGCTTCCCGATGGTGGACTTGTTGCAAAATATGCAACATGTGACGTAGCATGGGGTGGCGGCGATAGTCTTTCAATGCCGATAGCGTATGAGTATGAGGATGGCAGCGTCTATATCGTGGATGTAGTGTTCAATAAGGGAGATAAGACCAGTACCAGGCCGATTGTTGTGGGGAAATTGAAGCGTCATCTTCCGCATAGGGTTCAATTTGAGGCGAATAACGGTGGCGATGAATACTGCGCTGCAGTTGATGCCGAACTTAGAAAAGCCAATATCCGCTTGCATTTAACTCACAAGAAAGCTCCCTCTACGTCAAGCAAGCTATCACGAATCATTCAGGCATCGCCAGATATTAAGAAATTTATTTTTCTTGATAAAAAACACAGAAGCAAAGAATATGCTGCGTTTATGAAGGAGCTTACTTCGTTTATACAAACCGGGAAAAACAAACATGACGACGCCCCTGATTCACTGGCAATGCTGGCAACGATGATTGGCAGGCGGTACGGGAAGGTTACGGCAATTAAAAGACCTTTTTAACCGAATCCACGACAGAAGTCTCCCACTTCTGTAAGTGGGTGATGAATGCCGCTTGACAACTTCTTCCTCATATGGTATGAAAAATATTGACATGCACCATATGTTGTGTTATAGTGTAAATGGAGCCTGCATATGTATTTTCGTTTGTAGTAAAGCATGATTGCTTGGGAGCTCCGGCTCCGGAAGTGGTCATGCTTTTTGCTTTTTTAGGGTAAAATGGGGAGGTTTGAATGAGTAGCGTAAAAGGCAAGGTGCTATTTGGAAGAACAGTTTTATATTCTGCTGAAAGTGAAATTACAGCGGACAACCTTATTGATGTCTTGAATGAGGTGCTGCCCATTCATAATCAAAACAGCCTTGAGATTGATTATTTGTATAAATATTATTGCGGCAGGCAGCCGATTTTGGATAGGGTAAAGAAGGTGCGCCCTGAGATAAACAACAAGATAGTTGAAAACCATGCCTTTGAGATAGTGGATTTTAAGAAGGGATATGTATTTGGCGAGCCTATACAATACATCCGTCGGGGAGAAAGCGTCGGGGAAGATAATATTTCGAGGCTTAATGAATATATGACAGCCGCGGACAAAGCTAAAAATGACAAGGACCTGGCGGAGTGGTTCTATATTTGCGGAATATCTTACCGGATGGTTTTGCCGAGCAATTATTATGATGATGTGCCCTTTGAAATAGATACCCTTGATCCGAGATACACTTTTGTGGTTTATAATAACGGCTTTGGGAAAAGGCCGTTAATGGGCGGTAAATACATAACGATAAAAACAGCTTCGGGTGAGAAAAAAGAAATATATAGCATTTATACTCCTGCTGCTTATTTCGAGGTAATGGACAATGAGATTATAAAGAATGAGCCTCATGCTTTAGGATATATACCAATAATCGAATACCCTGCTAATAATTCAAGGCTGGGGGCTTTTGAGGTTGTCCTGCCATTGCTTGACGCTATTAATAATACCGTATCAAACCGCATGGATGGCATAGAGCAGTTTGTACAGGCATTTATGAAGTTTATAAACTGCGAAATAGACGAAAATGAATTTATTGCTTTGAAAGAACTTGGGGCGCTGATGGTTAAAAGCACTTCGGAGGCCCCAGCGGATGTGGATATGGTATCTAAGGAGTTGGACCAGAGCCAGACACAGATAACCAAAGATGACCTTTACAGAGCGGTTCTGATTATATGCGGTATGCCGGACAGACACCAGAATGCGAAATCCACAAGCGATACCGGTACTGCGGTTTATTATCGGGATGGCTGGACTGCGGCAGAGGCAAGGGCAAAGGATACGGAACTTGTGTTCAAGAGTTCGGAAAAACAGTTCCTGAGGATAGTATCGAGAATCCTCAAGGATACAGAAGGAATAGATATTAAGCTTAAAGATATAGACATTAAGTTCACCAGGAACAAGGCAGACAATCTGCTTGTTAAGACTCAAGGATTACAGAACATGCTCGAAGCGGGCGTTCACCCACAAATAGCAATCACTGCTTGCGGGCTGTTCAGTGACCCTGAGCAAGTATACATTGATTCCCAGGAATACCTTGAGAAGTGGAAAGTTGCTGAGGCAACGGCAACACCTGGGAACAACAAGCCTAATCCTACAGATGCGGACGGTGATGCCATTGAGGGTGGTTAGGTGCTTGCAATGCGGCAAGCTTCTTGGTAAAATTAAGGGAGAGGCAGAAATTAAATGCCCTCGATGCAAAAAAATTAACAAAATTAATACAGAGCGCCAAAAGAGCGCCAGTTGACCGAAAACCGGTTGATTGGCACTCTCTTCTTTATAGTGCAGAGAAGCACCCTAAAAAACACATAGTGCAGAGAAGCACTCTAAAAACGCAAAATTCACGGTGAGAGAACACCTAAAAACGCAGGAGGTAATAAGAATGGCAAGTTTAAAAGAACTGTTGGGCGATACGTACAAGGAAGGCATGACGCTTGAAGAGATTGAAACTGCGCTGGCTGAAAGGGATTTGGTGGACCGTTCAGAGCTCGGAGAAGTTGTGAGCAAGGCTATATTCGATAAAACGGCTTCGGAATTATCGGCGCTTAAAAAGGAAGTAAAAAAGCTGAAGGAAAGCTCAATGACAGCAGAAGAAAAGGTGCAAGCGGAGCTTGATAAAGCAACAGAGCTACAGAAACAATACGGCAGAGAACTCGCAAAGCTCAAGGCTAAAGAAATATTTATAGGAGCCGGGCTGGCCGAAAAAGACTACGCTCCCTTGCTGGATGTGGTAGTGTCCGAGGACGAAGAGGTGACAGTCGGCCGAGCGAAGGCGATGGTGGATGTTATCAATGCTCAGAAGCAGGCGGTTGAAAAAGCGGTAAAGGCAGATTTGTTAAAGAGTACACCTAAACCCCCTGCTGGCTCTGGCGCTAATCCTAAAGTGGATTACGAAAAAGAAATTGCGGCAGCCCGGGAGCGCGGGGACATGGTTGCTGTGGCAGCATTGATACGCCAACAGCAAATGGCTGAAAAGCAAAATGAATAAAGGAGATGATTAAATGCCAGATCAGGTTATTACCAGTTTTGGAGTATTGAATTACTCCGGGATGTTATTTAATAAAGGCAATACCAGGACGCCTTTCAGCACTGTAATAGGTGGCAAAAGAAAAGTTACAAACCATGTAGAGTTTGTAACAGGACAGGAATATCAGACCGAGGGCGGCAGTCAACCGAATATTTCAGAAAATCAATCTTTGACTGCTCCTGACGCAACGTACACTACCAGAGTGCAAAAAACAAACGTCACTCAGATTTTCCATGAATCTGTGTATATCAGCTATGCGAAACAGTCGAATATGGGAACTTTGTCTGGAGTGAATATATCAGGCCAACAGGCTAATCCGGCAAACGAACTTGATTTTCAGATAGCCGCTAAGATGGCTAAAATCGGACGGGACATTGAATATACGTTCATCAATGGTTCCTACCAAAAAGCCGATAACGACAACACGGCAAACAGAACCCGTGGAATGATTACAGCGATTACTTCCAATGTTATTGATTTGAACGGCAAACCTTTGAGAGTTTGGGACGTTGCTGAACTTATGAAGCTCGTATACGAAGCTCAGGGAAGCCTCAACGGACTTGTATTGTGGGTTGACCCTGTAAGCTTGTTCCAGCTTAACGCTGACGCCGAGCAGAACGGTAACACAATAGTACCCGCTTCTCGGAATATCAACGGTATTTCTATCAATACCTTGCTGACTCCCCTTGGAGAAGTAGGGGTATATCTTGGCGAATTCCTGCCGGAAGGCACAGTGATGCTGTGGAATCCTGCTGTTGTTGCGCCCGTTGAGCAGCCTCATCCGGAAAAGGGCAATTTCTTTTTAGAGGAACTTGCGAAAACAGGTGCAGGTGCGAAGTACCAGATATTCGGTCAGGTAGGGTTGGATCATGGTCCGGAATGGTATCATGGTAAGATTTTCAACATTTCCACCTTGTTTGAGAAACCGAAGCCTGGAAAGATAATCTATACGGTTGATCCGATTGAGGTTACTGAGATTCTTCCTGAAATTGAGAGCGTGACATTAGCCTCTGCGATATACAATACCGCTACTCCCGCTTTGACTATTACCTATATTGGACAGCCGTTGAGTAATCCGACCCTTACTTATCAGTGGATGAGAGGCAATACTCCTATGGGTACATTTACTAACATAAGCGGGGCTACGAGTGCAACCTATACACCGGGCGCTGATGATTTAGACAAATTCATCAAAGTTAAGGTTACCGCTACGGTTACTGCCGTTGGTAGTGCTACCTCTAACGCTAAGAAAGTACAACCGCAGACAATTCAGGTAGCAAGTGAGATTACTTCCGGAGATCCCGATGCTATAGTTAGCACATTGAGTGCGGCGGTTGCCGGACTTGAGAAAACTAATTTTGCAATAACCAAAAATGATGCTGAATATACAACCTTTACGGTAAGCGCGGGAGTTGGTAATACTAGCTACACAATCGGGCTTAACGAGGACGCTCAGGCTAGTGATGTATTCACCGTAACAATAACCAAAACGGGTTATGTGTTCGAGGGTACGGCAGTTAATAACAAAATCGCATCATAAATGATTGGAAGGGGAGTAGAGGATGGTACAACTCGACCGTCTGAAGATACAATTACAAATTACCGACAACGAGGAAGATAACCTTTTGCTGGAATTGTTGGATGTCGCGAAGTATGCCATCCTCTCCCGCCGCTATCCTTTTGGCGAGTTCCCTGTTGATGATACTGGAGAGCCTATTTTACCTGACCGCTATCTGAACTTGCAGGTCCGGATCGCTGTATATCTCTACAACAAGATAGGGGCAGAAGGGCAGATAAGCCATAGCGAGAACGGTATAAGCCGGGGCTATGAACCAGGGGATATTCCGGAAAGTCTTTTGAAAGAAGTCACCCCTCTTGTGGGAACGCCGACTAAAGTTACCGTGGAGGGAGAGTAATGAGGCTGCTGAAACGAAACACAAGAATAATCTACTACAAGCTACTTGTTGACAAACAGCCAATAAAGGACGAGTACGAGAATGAAACCGGCGAGTATGAGCTCATATACTCCGAAAATCCTGTAGCTGTAAGAATGAGTGTTTCGGCAGCCAGGGGCGAGAGTTATACAAGGCAGTTCGGTGACATGGAAAGCTATGACAAGGTGATGATTACCGATGATATGGACTGCCCGATAGACGAGAGCTCCATACTTTGGATTGACAACTTGGATACAAGCCAACCGCACGATTATATCGTAAGAAAGGTTGCAAAAGGCTTAAACAGCATAATGTATGCGGTGCGGAAGGTGAATGTCAGTGCCTGATATAAAAATGAAGCTTACCACCAGGAGTATAGAGAAAGCGATTAATGAGGTTAAGGCATACAAAAGGCAGTTAAGCGAAAAGGCAGCGGCGCTGATTAAAGCCCTGGTTGAGGCAGGTGTGGAGATAGCAAAAGCACAGGTCAGGGAACTTGGGGCTGTTTATACGGGACAGTTAGAGGAAAGCATAACGGGATTTTTCGACCCGGAAGCAGGAATCGGGATAATAAGGGCCGGTGCTCCGTATGCGATATATGTTGAATTCGGGACCGGAATTGTTGGCAAACAGAATCCCCACCCGGCGCCGGAAGGCTGGAAATACGACATAAATGAGCATGGCGAAAAAGGATGGTATTACTTCAATGAGCGGGACCAAAAATGGCACTGGACTAAGGGCATGGCAAGCAGGCCGTTCATGTATAACACGCTTCTTGAGCTGCAGCGGCAGGTAGAAGATATTGCAAGGGAGGTTTTTGGCAAGTGATAGATATAGAGAACGAAGTGTTCAATCGAATAGCAACAAGGCTACGAGAGGAATTCAATCCTATATCAGTTTACGGCGAATACATAAAATCTCCGGCAGTATTCCCTGCGGTAATCATCGAAGAGCGTGGGAACAGTGCGCATGAGCGTACTCAGGATAGCGGCAGCGTAGAAAACCATGCCAGGCTCATGTATGAAGTGAATGTGTATTCAAATAAGCAATCAGGCAAGAAGAGCGAGTGCAAGTCGATTTTTAAAATGATTGACGAAGAATTTGCATCTATGGGTTTTACGAGAATTTTGAAAGAACCTATTCCTAATATTGAAGATGCCACTATTTATAGAATGGTTGGCAGATATACAGCGGTTGTATCAACCGACAAAGTAATTTATAGGAGGTAATGAAGAATGGGTAAAGGGATAAGTACACAAGGAGTGACATTGAAATGGGGAAGCAA